GCCATTCCTTCACCTTCCAGATTAGCTTAAGTTGTCAGCGGTTTTTACACCGACATAAGAAGTACCACCATCGTCAGTACTAAGTGTAAATACGTCTGTCTCACCTGTAGCTGGTGCTGAGGGTGCGACACCACCTGCCCATTCGATAGAGGAGGGCCATGTTAGGTCTAAGTCTGATGCTGCACGGATGGCTATGTAGATGTATGTATGGCCCGTATAATTTACATGAGTATCTTGAGTTGAGCCGTAAGAGCCTCCACCCACCGTTAGTTTAAAACCATTTGAAAGGGCATCTAAATAATCTGCACTAGCATACTCTGCATTAGAAAGGTTTGCCTGTAAGACTGGGTCGATACCAGAAGTAACAATACCACGAGCAGTGTCAAATATAGACCAAGACCCTTGGGAGCCAGTGGTGTCTTTAATAAGTAACCACTGAGGTTGCCACCCTAAGTTAATTTCTGGCCCATCTGTAGAGCTATTACCAGTATAACTACCACACTGGATAAGACCATCTGCTGCATCATCATGTGCGAAGAGGTAGGCAACGTAGGTTTCACCTAATCCGTTAACCATAGTACCAGCAGTGCTTCCACCAACAGTAAAATGCGTTGAAGTGGGTTGAATAACTGAAACGTCATTACCCATATAATATTTAGTAGAACCAGTGGTTTCAGCATCTGTTGAGTCTAAAAACAAAGCACCAGATGGCCTACTAATATGATGCGTAAACCAGAAGTTTGAAGCTGATGTACATTTAATTATTAGAAGACCTACATCAGACCCAAGGCTATGGGGAATTTCTCTACCAGTAACACCATTTCCAGTATAAGTCACAACATCAAAGAACGAGGGTTCCTTCTTGAATGTCCAAGAGACGTAGCTGTTTGTACTGCCGTTTACCTTAGCAGAACTACTGTTAGAAAACCCATCGCTGTTAAAGGAGGTTAGCGTGGTTCCAGATGACTCTTGGGCATTGGTGTCACTTGGAGTTACACTTGTGGTAGCACCTCGTTCTGTGTCGTAGATAAAAGCAGTAGTCGTGCTTGTACGGCTCTTGATCCAGACCATACCACCATCACCAGACAGGTCAATACCATTAGTAATAGTTTGTGTAGAACCATTGCCATCATAAAGAGTAGTGCTAAAGTTCTGTACTACTTCCTCAGTACCACCCGTAACCTCTAGCTGGAACGACTGCACATCACCAGCATTACTGATAGTGTATGTGCTTGCACCTGTAGGGGTATCAGCGAAGTAGTTGCCTGTAGCTAAGTCAATGTCACTGCTAGTGATACTACCAAGTGTGACCTTAGTAGGGCCACCGACTTCTACAGCGTTCTTTAAGAGAAAGTCTTTATCGTTAGCCATTACTTAGCTCCATCAATAGCGAGGACACCTTGGTATGTACTACCACCGTCACGGGTGTTGAATGTTACTACGTCTGTCTCACCATTGGCAGGGGCTGTAGGTGCTGTACCTCCGGGCCACTCTAGTGTGGGATCGTAGGTGATGGTCATGCCAGACTCTGTTGTATACTGGAACACCCTTGAGTTTGTATCACCAGACACATACATTTTATCACCATTAGGCGTGAACCTCACATAGGTGGGGTTTGTGTCTTGGCCTGTGACAGAAAATGTTACGTTAGAGTCGCTGCCCGTAGAAATATCCCAAGCGGTAGATAGGTTCATTCTATATACGGAATCAATGTTGTAAGAGCAAACATATATAGCTGTGCCATCTGAGTTAAAATCAAAACCATACATATTAGTACTTGACCTTAAACCTAAAGACACACTGTCGTAGGAGGCAGTCGAGATGTCCCAAGCACTACTCAAAGAGTACTGATAGATACTGTTAGCGCCAAGTTCCCCTAAGTACATCTTAGTTCCATCTGAACTAAATCTTACACAATATAAGTTGACCGTCCCAGACGCACTAAATGACCCTGCAAACGAGTCTGTGTTAAAGTCCCAAGCGGTACTCAAGTTATACTGGTGTACTTGGTCAAACTCTGGCCCTGCGAAGTACACCTTCGTTCCATCAGAGCTAAAAGTTAAACTACTCAAGATAGTTTCTTTTGAACTGACGTTTATAGAAACACTGTCGTAGCTAGCAGTCGACACGTCCCAAGCTGTACTTAGTGTGTACTGATATGCCGTATCACCGCCAGAGTCGCAAACATACATCTTAGTGCCGTCAGGCTTAAATGCTATGTCTCTAAGTGAGGATGTCTGGCTTGATGTAGAGAAAGATTTACTGTCGTATGAAGCGTTATCTAAATCGTACAGGTTGCTGTTACCATCCAACAACAACGTAGCACCACTCACAGTACCACTATCAGCAGGGTTGCTGAGGGTTACTTGTACGTCTGACGTTGGTGTTAGGTCAAAGACTGAACCAGTGGATAGGTCTAGTGATGCTGTGTTGAGGACTGTGCTTAACTCGTGGATATTTCTGTTTGCTTGGCCTATAAAAAACAAAGAGGTTCCATCTGCATTATAGTTAGGGCTTCTAGGTGTACCGTCTATAGAAAGTGTGTCAAAAAAGGTATCCAATGTTCCCGTACTAATATCCCATGCTGTTGACATATCGTATTTGTATATCCCGTCAGAAGTGTTTATTTTTGCCAACAGAAAGGACAGGCCGTCAGGGGAAAAAGTTATGTCAGAGCCAGATGTACCTGTCATAACAGATAATACACTTAATGTCTTCTGATTTGACGTAGTGGAAGTTACGTCCCAAGCTACACTCAAATCATATTGATAGATCACGTTAGACAAAGAAAAGTTGTCATAGACATAAACCTTTGTCCCGTCAGATTTAAAACCAACAGCGCCGCAACCATAAACAACAACCCCCGTTAAGTCTAAGAAACCATCGTAGCTCTCAGAGCTTAAATCCCACGGCGTACTCAATGTGTACTGATGCACTTCACTAGCAGATGTATAAGCGGGAACGTATAACTTAGTGCCATCAGAACTTATATGAAAGGTTATGGGGTTACTAGCTTCCGTTTGAAAGAACGTGTAAGTAGTAGGTGCGGATACCGTACTTAAATCGTAGGGAGATGTCAGTGTAAAACTGTATATCGTGTCAACGCCAGCAGATAACACAAACAGTTTAAGGCCATCGGGCTTCCACCTCAAGCTTCTTGGCGATGTTCCCACCACACTACTTATATCCAGTGTGTTGCCCGTGTCGTAAGCAGAGGAGAATTGATACCCCAAACTACCAGACACAACAGTACCCAAGCCCTCGTGATATACCGTTGGCTGGATACCGTTCTTTACTTTGAAGTCTTTATTGTTTGACATGGTTCACCTTTCCCCTTGTCGTAAGTAATACTTAAGTCAGTGGCTCAAACAAGTTCTCTTTAGTTGTAAACTCTGTGCTAGTAGCAGAAGCTGGCGTAGCTAACAGACGAACATTAGAACCTGATACGTCTACATCGTAAGTAGAGAGAACAGTAGCAGTACTTACCTCACCATACTGTGTAGCAGAAGCTGTTGTACCATTGTGGACGACAAGTAACTTAGTGATAGTACGTTCACTCGCACTGTCAGCTACAATCGTAAGTTCCATAGCTGTGTACTCAGCAGCGACATAAGTAGCGATAGCTGTCTGTGTTGTAGCTGTCGTTGTGGCTGTCTGTTCTGTAAGGCCACCACCACCGCCACCACCTGTAGATGCCCAATTAGTTTCATCAAGAGAAGGATCAGTAGTTCCTGATGTAGCTTGGATACAACGGTAGTTGGTAAAGGTAATCGGTGAGTACACAACGTAGCCTACAGCGTAGGATGTACCTGAGACCCACAGAACGCCCCCAGCAGAGGCAGCAGAGTTAGCGGCGGCTGTAGCTGAGTTAGCAGCGTTAGTTGCACTTGTAGCAGCCCCTGTGGCGCTAGTGGCAGCATTAGTAGCAGAGGTTTCTGCCTCAGCAGCCTTGCCTTCAATGTATGTTCCAGCGGTATTAGTTTCACTTTGGAACGTAGGCAATGCCCCCAGAAAAGCATCAGCCTCATCAGCGAAGTTAGCGGGGTCTTGTCTACTGGGTGGTGATGGTAGTGCAGAGATTGGGGGGTATGCCATATTAGGTAAGTCCTTCTACTTCGATAGCACCAAACGACAGGGATGGGCCTTCAAGTGTTAAATCAAATCTACGATAGAACCCGTAGATAGTAGTACCGTAGGATGTATCTTCTGAACCTACATAAACGATTGGTGTTGCCCTAAAGTCAGCCAGAGTTCTTTGTATCTTACGAGCGTTCTGTGTCTCAAACTGAACATCAAAGTCAGCTAACTGTGCGAAGTCCCTCTGTACAATGATAAAGTTACCAAAGGCATCTACTTCTTTACGAGAGTAATCTTCAATGCTAATTGCTGTACCGTATGTCGTTAGTCCAATACCACTGAGGAACCCTAACACAAGCTGGCCTAGTTCTGTAGTATCACCAGTTGCTGAGGTAACTGTAACCTCTACGTTAGAACCAATGTAGGGCGGTAGGTCTAAGAACTGTGCTTGTTCCTTTTGTACCTGCTCCTCGAAGAAGTAAGTGTACCAATCTACAATGTTTCTGTTGTCTAAGAGAGATACAGTCGTGTTGTAGACCTCACCATCGCCACCTACAGTAGTGTCAGTTACAGTGACGTTAGCTGAGATACCCTTGAGACCAAACAAAGCTACCGAAGTAACATTAGAGTTAGGGTCGTTAAGAGTGTACTCAATAAGATTAAGGTTAGTTACAGGATCACTGATCTTCTGATCGAAAGCCTTCCAACGGTTAGTAGCACCAATGTCTAACCATGTGGCAGGGTCTGTAGCTGTACCTGTGGGATCAACATTAGTGTTGTTAATTAAGGCTTCGTATATACGGTGGGTAACAGTGGAAATAGCCTTGTCACCAACGACATAAGCAGTCCCACTGTTCCACACAGCATAATCATCTTCGGTGATATTCGTAGCAGTTAGAATACTATCCGTAACTGTTACAGGTTTGATTAGCTGCATCTATTAAGTCCTTGTAGCTGGTAGACCATCAACGTCCCACTTACGGTTAATATCGTAGTTACGTTTCACATACTTAGCATTAGTTGCTTGCATCTGACGTTGCTCCCCACGCAGACCTGAGACCTCCCTACGAAGATCATTAACAGCTTCCTTAAGATCAGGATCACGGAACATACCAGAGGTTTGGTTATGTGAGAAGATACGAGATGGGCCAGTAGCTTCAAGCTCAGGGCCACGTTCACCAACCATACGAAGACCACCAGTGTGATACCCACCCATAGCAAACTGTTTAGCACGGGTAGCATTGTCCATGTTAATAGCAAGGCCAGTAGCATTAGATATAGCTTGTTGGATTTGAGCGCCAGTTTGTCCAGAGGTTTGAATATTGTTTTGTGCAGCAGCCGCCATCAAGTCAGCAGCACCTCTAATATTACCTAGATCGAAACCTTTGTATTTTTCACCAGTCAACTGTATTGCAGCAGCGGCAGCACCTGAGCCAGCACCAGTACCAACAGCGGCGGCAGCTTTAGCAGCAGACTGTGCAGAAGCAAGAGATTCAATGGCGCTGCGCAGTGTACCGATAGCTTCACTGACAGACTTAACGCTAGTATCAATACCCAAGAGAGCATTGTACTGGTCAACCATCATCTGATACTGTTGGTCGAGGGCATCAAGTTGAGCATCACGATTAGCCTCAGAAGCAACGATCTGTTCCTCTAGGAGAAGAACCTGTTTCTCATCCGCAGTAAGCTGAACTTGTGCTACCTTCTTAGCTTCCTCAAGAGTAATGCTAGTACGAGCAAAGTCACGAGCATAGTCAATGAAGGAACTAAAGAGACCCTCAGATGGTTCAGCTATAACATCAAGTGCGTTCTCTAACCTACGTTCATCACTAAAGTCTCCCCCACGAAGGAAAGATAGTGCAGAAGACCTACGACCAGCGAAAGCAGCTTCACCACTAACTTGTCGTGAGCTAAGAGCATTAGCCAACATATCATAAATGTTACGGCTTTGCTGCATAGTCTCGTTAACGACATCAAGCCGCTCCTTAAGGCCATCAAGAAGGCTGGCGAATGAGTCTTGCACTCTGGTCTTCTCTAGGTCGATAGAAGCTCTAAGGGTAGCGAAGGAATTAGCTACAGCAGCATTAGCATCCTCTAGGTCATAGATAGCTTGTGCTAGTGGTCTGTTCAACTCGTGCATAGCCCTGAGTTCAGCTTCACGCTGTCGTGTCAAGAGAGCTTGGTTGTTACCTAAGAGTTGATCCAGACGGTTCTGTAGTTGCATACGCTGGTTAGCAGCCTCAAGCAACTCGTTCATTGTCTCAAAGTGACCAGTCAGAGAGGCAAAGCTATCGCCCATCTTAGTGATCTCTTCGTTGATCTTCTGTAGTTGCTCCTCTTCGGTAAGACCTTTGAGCGACAGCTTGAACTGATAGCTAAAGTCATCGAAAGCATTTGCACCAATACCTAGAGTACCAGCGGCATCAACTATGCTCTGTTGCATGTTACCGATAGCTTCAATCAGTGGGTCAGCAACCTCTGCACTTGCAGCTTCGTAGGCTGTCTTCTTGCTACCTTTCAGTAGTCCAAACAGACTACTGGTCTGTGTCTTCTTGAAGGTCTCTATGGCTACGTCAAAGCCTTCAACAGTAGTTCTCAGGCCACTGTCGAGGAGCTTAGTTTTCTTAGTGAAGAGACCTACGACTACAGCTACAGCGGCAATAGCTGGGATTGCAGCACCTAACGTGGCAGCGAAACCAGCACCACCAGCAGCAACCGTTGAGCCTCCACTGAGGAGTGTACCAAGTGAACCAAATGATCCACCAAGACCTATACCATTTGCCCCAAAGACTGACCCAATGCCACCCAAGAGACCTGAACCAGCAGCACCACCACCAGCGAAAGAACCCATGAAAGAACCTATGGGGCCAAAAGCAGCGTTGCCACCAATACCAGCCACATTACCAGCAACAGCTTGCTCTGCAAAAGCAGTTCCACCCATGCCCATCGACAGCATAATCTTGTTACGAGCGGCAGTTGCAATCATCTGTGAGATCATTGACTTGAACGAACCAACGATAGATTTTGCGAAGCTCTTGAAGTCTTTTAGGCCATCAGCTATGAAGTCACCGAAGGCATTAGATACTGATTCAATGGCATTAACCATTGGGCGCTCTAGTTCCTGACGAAGTTTCTCAGCGGCCCTTTCGGCATCTGTCATACCCTTCTTTAAGTTCTTAGTTTCCTTTGTTACATCAATAAGCTGTTTTCTAAACTCGTCTAAATTAGTGAAGTCCCTTGGGTCTCCGCCACGACCCCCAGCATAACCTGAGTCTCCAACCTGTGTTAGGGCAAGCCTAGCTGCTTCTGCTGCGGCTATACCTTCTACAGAACCTAAGACATCATCATACGCAACCTTCATATTAACGGCCTCAGCCGTTGCCCTTGCGGAAGTTCCGACCACATCCTCTAAATTAGCAACAATTTTAGTTATCTCTGGCGGAACCTTGCCAAATTCAAAGTTCATGCCCTCTATAACCTTAAGTGCCGCAAGGGAGGTATCTCTTATCTCCTCTATTGACTGAGATTTGTTTACAGCAGAAAGTGCATCGTTCAAAATATTTATTTGGGAAGGAAGTAATTTTAGAGATTCGCCAGTGCTATCTATTTTATCTTGAAGTACACCTATAGCTTCATTAGCTCTCAGTATTTCCTCAGCACTAAAGAACTTAATTTCTGCTTCTGTAGGTGCAATATTGGCAATTTGACCCTCAAGGCTCTTTATAAGGGCGGCTGCATCAGAAAGCTCTTGATTGAACAGGGATGTATCTGTAGTCAAGGTCTCCAGCGCCCTGCTTACAGCAACACTTTGAAAAAACCCCGCAAGCCTTTTCATCTGGTCTCCCAGTGAGCCAAACTCATCCCTAAGCTCCTCCGTACTCATCAGACCTAACTTAGCGGCACTCTGATAATCACTTAGTGCGGAGGTTAGTTTATCCAATGAATCTTCGGATTTATCTACGCCACCCTTCATGTCAAAGAACATTCTTGCTACTGCTGAACCGATAGGAATGAGTATACCAAGGGCAGCAGATAAACCAACAGCAGCACCAACGGTTAATCCCAAGGGGCCAGCAATCATAGGTAGAATACCGACTAACTGAGAAGCCTGTTGGCTAAACGCGACAAATGCACTTGTTCCACCCTGAACCTGTACAGCAAAGTCACCGAACTGATAACCCATCTGTTGAATAGCCATGTTTGAGCCATTCATTCTGTTCTTGGTTTGATGCAACGCAGCATTTTGCTTTTGTGTAGCGAGAGTGACCCTCTCTTGCCTAGATGCTAGGTAGTCTTGTACTTTAGCTAATCTCTGAGAAGCTACAGCAGCTTTATTTTGAGCTACAGTCTGATTAACCAAAGCGTTCTTGTACTTGACGACAGCACCATAAGCCTGAGTGCCTGTCATGCCAGTCAGTCTCTTTAGCTCTCTTCCGTAAGCTATGAGTGCTTTTCTCTGACGATCTTGGGTCACAGTCCCAGAGACTATCTCTTTAGACAACTTAGCTAGAGACTTTTCCATTCTCTCAACGCCAGTAAGAGCCGTTTTAAGAGACTTACCCTTGTCAACGACTTCATATTGGATTTGAATAAGATCAGCCATTTGCTTCCTCGCCAGTAGTTTTAATCCAGAGGTTGTCCAGAGACTTTATAATAGTAACTTCCCAAGGGGAAAGGTCTACACCTGTAATATCACACCATGCTTTAATGATGTCGTAAGATATTGGGTTAGGGCCACTCATACCGTAAGTTCTACCATCGTGTAGTTCTATAAAGGTAGACCATAAGTGGGAAGCTACGTCAGGGAAGATTGCATCAGCATTAGCTTGTTCAATCTCTGCTAGTTCTTTGCCTAACTGTTTGGCGACTTGGGCTAGGTGGTCGGCCTCAGTAGCTTTACCTTTACTACCTGAGACCTTCCTACCCATCTTAAAGGAATACTCAGCGTACTCCTCAAGTTCAGCCCTTACTTGTCCAAAAAAGCCTGAGCATCACCCAAGGCAGCATCCACTTGCTCACGAACCCAAGGGAGTGCTTCAAACACTTCTCGTACCTTAGCTTCTGTGCAATCTGGTTGTTCACCACTAAGGGTAATGTTCCATCCACTCACGCACTTTACCAGAAGGTCTAATGCGGATGCTTCAATTTCCTCAGCGGTGAGGTTGAGCTTACCACCAGTCCGTTGCGCTTTCATCAAGCGGCGGTTCTGTTGGGCGTGAGAGATAGTTTTGTATTTCTTCGAGTATGGCCCATGTACTGTAATGGTCATCTCTGAACGATCCTCATTAGTTAGGATTTCAGAGTTAACGGGGTTGTACAGGGTTACATCTGTAGTTTCTTTAGTAGTACCAATGTTCATCAAGTCCATATCGGGATTCCTTTTGATGTGTTGTCGAGGTTATGTCGAGTGATTTAATAGTGAGTGGGAACCTCACCCGACAGAAGTCCCCACTCTACCCTAGCTAGGGATTAGGCTGTGCGTGTCATCTTCAAGTTTGTGTTCTCAGTTGTGTCGTACAGAGCCACGAATGGCAGTGTAATCAGGCGAGACTGAGGGTTTTGAAGTGGTACAGACGCACCATTATACTTTACACGGGGGAACTCAAATGTATATGCGTTGGAGCCTGTAGGATCGTCAACAGACACTGTGATTGAGCTTTCGGTTTCGTTCAGGAACTTGTTGATGAGTGTTTCATCTTCGTAGTAAACGGTCATTGTACCTTCAACGACAGCACTACCAAACTCAAGAGATTGTGCATTGTCAGCACCAACTACGAAAGTGGGAGCCAGAGAGTTGGAGAGGCTAAAGTCAATCGAAGTCACGATGGAAATACCTGAGCCACCATCTGTGATAGTACCTGAGTAGCTATCGAAAGGTGAGTTAGTTGTGGAAGGTGTTGGTGCGCCACCAGTGGAACCTGTTGTACCAGCCTGTGTCATGCCTTTGCCAACCATGTCGAAGGTCGCTGTGACCATCTGATTAGGTGCAATGGAGAAACTAGCGGTAGATACTGCCATACCTGTGAACAGACGGAACTGGTCAATGTCGTTAGCTGCATCTTCTATTGTAAAGAACTTAGGTGTAGTTCCAACCTTCAAGACGTTTGTAGCGTATGAGTTAAAGAAAGCTGATTCTAGAAGCTCGTCATAGTCACCCTTACGAAGATCAACTTCGATAGAGCCACCAGCTTGCTTGTTACCATGACGGTCAACTCGTGTCATACGGTCAGCTTGAATTTCGTTACCTTCAACACGGTCTTTGGTCAAGTCCAAGGAGTGTGAGTTAATCGGAAGGTTAGCGAAAGTAGGTGTGGATGGCGTAGTGCCGAAAGATGTCTCTGCGATATATGCGAGACTGGAACGGCTACCTTGTGCAAAAGCCATGTTTATTCTCCTTCAAGAATAGTATTAGTATTTGTTGGTTTCTTAGCTTTGGGCTTTTCCGTGCAGGAAGGGTCAACAGCCGTAGCTACATTAGCGGGAACCTCATCTCCGATGAGATATGTCTTGCCTGAGTAGACAAAATTCTTACTTGCTTTAGTCATAGTGGTTCTTTCTTTATGAGTAGATATACCAGCCGATATTAACTACCGTGTAATACCACGGACTATCTACAAAGCCATTATCTCTCTCAGCGTAGTCAATAGAAACTATGAAAGTCTCAGCTTCACCGTTAGTAAAAGAAATGTCAGTCGTGGCTTCAAAGGCTGTCATAACCTTGTTGGCTATATCATCAGCAGTAGCGGGGCCATTACCTTCGGGTGTGTAACAGAATACACGGAAGACACCTTGATACCGTTGTTGTGGATTTAAGCCTCGTACAGCGGGTCTACGAGACGTTGGGACAAAGGACACCTTAAGGAAGCTAGTGCCTGTCTGTGGCTCAAATGAGACGTTCTCATAGGCTATTCCAGTGGGTAGTCCAGCGGTGTTAGCTAAGTGGCTCTCAAGAGCGGCACGAATGTCATTGTAAATACTCATCCGAACTGGTTCCTAATCTTTGCGAAGACATGGTAGCCTGAGCGTTTCCAGTTAGCACCATCCTCGACATCCCTAGCGTGAGGCGCACGATTTTTAAGAGTGAACCTTGGATCACCAGACTCTAGCATTGTCTTAAAGTCTATACGATCTATGTCGCCAATAAGCTGAGAGTACGCTAGGTCTTTCATGGCTTGGGGGTTCTGGTTCTTGGGCTTGTTGTCTGAGCTTCTGCTCCTACCACCGCCGAAACCAGCAGGGCCAATGGAAAATGAGGTTACATAAGCGCCTGTGTCAATAGACTGGTCAGGGACAGCAACATAAACTGCGTAGGAAGCTATCTCGTCAAACTTTTGCTCGACTTCATCAGCTACCCTGTTTTCTATCTTGTCTTTAAAGGCGTTCATCGTGGCTTGAATACTCATTAGTCACGAACCTCGCATACATAGCAGATAGCAACACCATCGCTGTAGAAGGTTTGTACCGACACGATCTCGTATGTATTGCCAAGACCGATAACCTTGTCTTCATCATCAGGGACGACAGCAAGACCTAGTGCTGGGATGATACAGCGGCTAGACCCACGACGAACTTCGTCACCAATAGGAAGCCCCACAGAGAAATTAAAGAAGTAAGAACTCACGGTATAGTCAGTGGTAGCTGCACCATCTACTGCACCAGTAGCAGGGTTATAGGTTCCAGCCGTACTGGTCTTCCTTAGTGTTACATCTGAGCCAAAGTCTCTTACGAGGTTTAGCAAGTCAAAGGAGCGGAATGACATATCTTACTCCTTATTCGTATTCAGGTGTTTGGTAGCTTGGTGGGTTCTTGAAACGATCTCTACGGAAGGAGCCTTCGATACGGTTAGTGTTAGCTCGTACAGCTTCAACGGTACTCTTAGTGATACCCCCAGCTAGGACACCCACCGAAGCACCTGCGGTTTTACCTTGATACTCTAGGTTATCTGCAAGTGCCATGTACTGTTTGGCTAGGTCGGAGTAGTCAGCACTCAAAGCACCACTTAGTTGTGTCGTTACCTGTCGGGAGTATTTAGAGGCAATGACACGGGCAATCCAAGCACCTGAGTAGTACACGTTATTACCGTTCTCACCGAGGGCAAACGTAACCTCTTCGTTCTGAACCTGTTGGTCATCGGTGTTAGTGTCGCCAACCAATAGGCGTACTGTATTGAGACGACCAGAGGCCGTGGTAGTGTCCAAGTCTGTAGGATCGTAAGACCATGCCATGTAAGTCGTCTCCGTTGTTATTAGTCAGCGAGAACCTTGTCTCGAATGTCGTAGAAGTCTTCTGTAATCCAGCGATTAACATTAAGGAAGCGTCTGATTAGACCACGTTGCTTGTCGTCAATCTTAGACTTCTTACACTTCTTAGCTTCAAACTCTGTCTTACTGGAGGTACGTTTGTTTACCTCGACATTAAGTAAGTTCACTAAGGTCTCTAAGTCTTTACCAGCTAGTTCAGACAGTCGATCTCCAACCTTGTTCTGAACCTCTAGTTCTTTATTGTGGTGAATGTAACCAGAGGCGTATAGGGTAGCAACCTTGTCTTGGTCTATTCCTCGCTCTGCCCAGTTAAAGTGATCTCCACGTTTCCAATTCGTATTATCCGCCAGTAAAGGCATCTTGATAAACACAGGCCAATCGACCTGCCAACCCAAGTATGTGGGGTGCATAGGGACTCTCCATTATATGAATACTGTTATGTTCTGTTATATATTGGGTTGTACCCCAAGCCGTTAAGCTCAGGGTACACCTTTAGTATCTATCGCTTAGGCGATTACGGCTGAGAAGAAGTAACCCAAGTCAGCGCCTGTGACTTTCATGTCATAAGCCATTTTAACTTGGATGTGTTCTGCAACTTGCTGACGCTTAAGAGCATCGTCAGAGAAGGACTCAACGGTAACACCGAGGTTGTTTACGCCGGGAACTGAGTTCCATGCGAATGTCAGACCAGCGGCAGGGGTCATCAGACCTGATGCACGAGGTGTGTGTACCAACAGAGCGTTCTTACCACCGATGAAGGCGTTAGCTTCTGCCAGACCTTCGGCAGCACCGTTCTTAACAGCTTCCATGACGTAGAAGTTCTCTACTTCAAAGATTTCTGCCAGTTTAGCATCTGTAATCAAAGCTGTGTTCGATACAGTTGCGCCACCGTTCAAACGGGCAAGGATGTCTGGGTGGTTAACCAAGATGTCACGAACTTCTTTACCAACAACCATTGTGTTTGGCTTGAAGCCACCTGATGCCAACTGCATGGTGCGACGACCATTAGTTACGTCAGAGATTGGTGTGGAGTTAGTGTAGTCAGACCACAGGTTTGCAGGAGTTACGTCTGTAGTCCAGACGCCAGCCTTAAAGAATGTGTCAGCGAAACGCTCTTCACGGTCGATCAACAAGCGAGTTGTCAATGTCTGTGCGCCAGCGGAACGGATTTCCAACATTGCATCTTCGTTGGCGATAGTTTGCTCATCGAAGTCCATACCGAGGCCATACACGTCAGCGTAGTAAGCATCGTTGGAGATTGCCATACCGATGCGGTTAACTTCTGTGCGTGGCGCAAGTTTCTTTACGTCACCAGAGCGGTTCATGTTCGCACGGTCATAGGTGTAGAACTTGTCAGACTGACGAGCAACACCTACGGTTGGGAATACTTTATCAGCGACAAAGTTAGTTTGTTCTTGTACATAGGCCAGTGTCAAGTTAGACAACGGCTGGTCGATATGTACCTGTGATGGGGTCAAAAGTGGCATTAGATTATTCCTTTAAATGCTAGATTAGGCTGCTACGTTGCCGCCTTGGATCATTTCGATTTCGATGATCTGACCATCTA